ATCCGTTAAAGGATCCCCCTGTCACCTGGCTGTTATCAAACATTACCATGACAAGGTCTGGCACACGTCTACGTACAACGTGCACCGCTGCTTCGGTTAAACCCAACATTGGTTCCGAAGCTCAAACGTGTCGCGGCTGCTTTCGCAGCGCTTGCGACACAAGAGAGACCATTTCCAATGGCTTGAGACTTATTAGGATTCGCTACCGGATACCCGGGAGTGAACTGCCTGATCTCGAGCCTAAGGAATTAAGCAAGTATCTCTCTTACCTCCTCCTTCAGGGTAGGAAAAGGGCCGCTGTCGTGTTTCCTAGGAAACAGTCTCTTCGCAGGGACAGCGACGGTCTTCTTCCCCTGATGCGTATGCTGAAGCACGAGAGATGGGAGTTCGCCCATTCCGTCTCTTCAATTAAACGCAGCCTTCCTCAAGGCTGCAGGCAGCATACACCATCCGCGCGTCCTGCTTGGGAGCAGAACGCGTTCTCTACACCCCCTCCCCCTTCTTCAGATTATCTTCGGTTTGTGAGGTCCGAAGTTTCTAAACTCTTCCCGTACGATTGGGATCGGGATTATGACGATTTTGTTTGGCGTCATGTACCCAACGCTTCCGCCAGGATGAACAGCCCTAGGGCTGACCTCCACTGGTGTGGAAACGGGAAAGAGTTCCGTAGGCAGTGCCTTACAGGCCGATCAGTTCCGATCGATCAGCCTGTCAGGGCCCGGTACAAGGAAGTCATGAGTGCTGGTAAGTGCAGGCCTCTCGTCATTTATGACGAGACCACCGAAGTACTAGCACCCTTGCACAAGTGTCTTGACTCGCATCTAATGCGTCAGCCATGGCGCCTTGTCGGACCACCTACGGAGAAGAAGATATCATCCGCCTGTGTTTACCCTTGCCAGACCTCGGTAGATCTGGTAAGCGCCACAGACAACCTGTCGCTTGATGTGACAGAGGCGATACTTGGCTCTTTACTTCGGAAGAGTCGCATTCCAGGACCGATTCGCTTACGAGCGTTTCAGTCGCTCCGGCCATTGGTTGATTGTGCCGGTGAGGAGAAGGAAGTATCGCATGGGCAGATGATGGGGAGCTACCTCTCCTTTCCCCTCCTTTGCCTTCACTCGTACCTGGCAGCGCGTTGGGCGCTGCGCGGGGAAGAAGGTAATGTCCTCGTTAACGGTGACGACACCCTTGTGTCGGCCGACCGTTTTCTCGAAGCTTCAGATTATCCTAGCGGATACTTGTTAAATGATCTGAAGACAATTCGATCCGGAACCGTAGCTGAGATCAACTCGACCGGGTTCTTAAGAGGCAGAGGAGGCAAGTGGCGTGAGATTCGCAACTTGCGGAGAGGTGGTTTTCTTACTGATTATGCCGGGATGCAGCACGCCGCTAAGGCGGTCGCCGGCAGCGTTGCCTGGACCGATGCTTTCATTCGGTCTCGGATCGGTAAGAAATGGGGATTTCTCCCCTCCCAGCTTCGGTTACATCCGAAGTCCTACGTTGCTTTCGAGCGAGGTAGGTCAATGTGGAACAGGAACTTTACCTGTCTTCCGGAAGCACCCAACGTGCCTTCCACATTGCTTCTAGGCGTCCGGAGACGTCTAGATCCCGATGAGCAAGTAGCTCTGTTCCTGCACCAGTGGGCTACAGGTCGGGAGGGAGGGAAGAAGAGAGACGTATTTAACCCGTCGGTGGGTTCGGTACGTCGGACCTACGCGTACAGGGCTGAGAAGCCCTGGTCCCGGCTAACTTTCCTTGGAAAGCTGGCGGCTCTTAAAGTGGAGCCGGCGCGTAGGGAGGAGGAGCTACGTTTTCTACCTGTAGATTACGTTAGCTTAAGAGAAGATGTCACTCTGAGGGAGCTTGCCGCTTATGGCTCCTTAATGTTTCAGAATGATTAACTTGGGAAGTGGTCCCTTGGCCAGAAATGGTACGCCCGCGTACCGGTGGGGGTGATAAAGAGAGTGAGGTGGGACCACGCTGAAATGCGTAGGCTCGATTTCCGATTGAAAAGCAGGGCGGAAACTCCCTGCCCAGTAGGGAATCAGCATCCTTTTCCGTACTAACCCGTTCAGCATGACAATGTTGGCACGCTCCTTGCGTTTCAGGAGGCGGTTTGGAATTGGATGAGCATACGTTTGAGTAAGCCCCCCTCTCTTTGTCACCAGGGTTTCTGGTTAGCGCAGTCTCGTAGTG